CGCAAATCGAGAGAAAGTTCGTTAGCTTCTAAAACCATTTTAACCCCTGTTTCTACAATTCTTCTGTTTTCACATTCCTTACAATGTGAACTATTGCAATTACATTTAATCTTGTTCATATCTCTATTGTTTTGATGGTTATTTATTCTCGAAAATATGCGCAAATACACACTTTTCATCAGACAGTTCCAAGCCGAGTTGCGATGGGTACCGTTTGATATAATTATAGAACTCAAACATCTTCTTGTCATCATCACCGCAGCGATCTACCAATAGCCGGATGAAGGCAAGAAGACAATCCGAGTCATTTCCAAAATTTTCCTGTGTGGATAATTGCGTTTTGTCAACGTCAAGTTTTAATTTATGGATAGCGGAAATCGCAGTGTTGAAGTTGCGTTTTGCATCATGGCGCAATTCATAGCCTTGTTTTCCCATTTCACTTCTCAAATCGTAGAGAAGAGTTTCTACAACATCGGTCAACACATAGATTAAGTTGAGTGTCGTATTAAGATTTGTTGTTCCTACTAACATGATTTTATTTATTTCTTAAGCTTATAAAACCTCGTTTAACCAACTCCATCAGAACCGACATATCCTCTTCTCTTATTTCTGCCTGAGTCTCACCATTTACAGACATATAGTGAGGAATGCCAAATTGATCACGGATTCTCTTACGGATAACAAGAGTAGACTTATTCTCCCAGTAAATTGTAACTACCATATCTAAAATGGATTATCATCCTCTGCACCAGATTGTTTGCCTCCTAATAATGGGACATAATCAAGATTATAAAAGCAAGTCGTAGCGGCATTGAACCCACATATGAACCGTAGAAGTCCAATATTTCGCCCTTTAGCAATATCTATCATAGCCGTCCCCTTGGTATCTACATTAGAAAAATCGTTCGGATAGGATTTATTGTTAACCTCAGGCCGATAGATCAAAATGACAACATCGGCAGCTTCCGCTATTTGTCCGCTGTCACGAAGCCGACCCAATGTCGGAACTGGATTCATTGTATCCCTATTCAACTGAGAAAGGGCTATAATCCAGATGTCAAGTTCTTTAGCTAAGTTCTTTAATCGCCTAGCCACATCCCCCATCTGCTGCTCTTTATTAGCTCCCTTCATGTTCACATTCAAGATCTGAAGATAATCGATAATAGCACCGTCTATTCCAAACTTCAATTTCATATATCGGATAGATGAAATGATAGTATCAATATTAGAAGTGCTTCTATCATCAAAGTATATTCCCTTTCCCGACATTTTACCTACTCCAACATCTATCGCTTGTATCTGTGAATCAGTCAAACGTGAATACATGATTTGATTAGCCGGAACCCCACTTTCCATAGAGAGAATACGAGCCGTTATTTGCTCCTTTTTCATCTCCATTGAATACATAGCTATCTTAGCGCCCAAAGACGCTGCATTTCGCATAATAGACACCGCAAAAGATGTTTTACCTTGGCTTGTCTCCCCTGCAATAATTATCAAGTCTGATTTTTGCAATCCACCTGACTTTGAATCAATTTTTTCAAATCCAGTAGGAATACCCGTTAATTGTCTATTCCCTAAAAGATTATCATTTATCATGCCATATACACTTTCAAGTCCATCGTTAATGGTTGAAATAGTAGTGCTACTTGATTTGAAAAGCGATGCAAGTTCATTACTCACCGAATTAGAGACATCGAGAATATCCTCTGCTTCTGAATAAGAGTTTGATACAAGATACTGTCCTATATCCCAAAATTTACGTCTTATCGCCAGATCGTGCAGCCGTGCTGCATACTGGTATAAATCAAAAGTACAGTTAGAAGCAATTCGCATATACTCCATAAGGTCAAACTTCACCCCATTAGCAATAAGTTTATTCTTGACCGCTACCACATCAGGCCGACTGCCAGACGATGCCACTTGAAGGATAGCTTCGTATATCTGAAGATGGAATGGATTATAGAAAGAATCCTTGGATAATAACTCCCTCACTTCTTCAAGCGCATTGCGTTCAGTGATAATAGTACCTAAGACAATCTTCTCAGAATCTTCATCTCGTAGTTGCACATTAATTTCCATATTCTTTTTTTGCCCAGTTTAATACAGTCCTGTAAAGGTTAGTATATCGTTTACGTAGATCCTTTCGATTCTCTATCTGCTCGATGATGTCAGCAATCTGTTTACCCGTATATTTCTCTTTGAGTTTTAGAAACTCCGCTTCCGTGATTTGGGAAGAGAAGTTTTTAGCATTGCTGCAATAAGGAGCGTTCCGTTTTAGCCAGTCATTGAATTTTAGAAAATCAGGATTTGAAGAAGCGGATGAAGAAGCTTTGGCTTCTTTCTTATCTCCGTTAGGAGATTCTTTCTTATCTTCCTTTTCCTCTTCCTTTTCCTCCGTAGTGTTCACGTCGTTATCACGTAGTGTTGACGTAGTGTTCACATCGTTATCATTTAAAGCCTTACTAATCAATTCTTTTACTATACCCTTACCGATATAAGACTTATCATATCTCTTATCAAGGACTTGATGACTACGGAATGTGCGGATAAAGTAGTAGCTTTCTTCTGCGTGAATAATAGGTACTAACATCCGGGCATCCACTAAGGCATCTATCCACTTTTTTATTTCAGATACTCGTAAATTTTCATCGTAAGGGAATATTTGAGACTTGAGTAATGCAGCATTACCTTTGATAACTCCGAAATCATCAGCAAAATTCCAACAACCAATAAAGAAAAGACGGCATGGAATTGGTAGTTTACCTATCTTTTCATCTTCCCAAAATTCAGGTTTGATTGTTCTTATTCGTGCCATACAAACATTTTATTAGGTAATACAGATTATATTCTCCACTTTGGGGACACTTTGGAATATGCTCAATGTCCTTAATTACTTCTTTTATACTTTTCATATTAGAATCTCACATTAGTTAGTTGTCTACCTTTGGAGTAAACGGCCCATTTGCCATTGCTTCCATCAACAAGCCTTAAATCAGATACTTCACCGAAGCGTTTGATGTTTCCACATAAATCTACAATCCATCCAACCTCTTTCTGAGGATGTGGACGAATAGCCCGACCAACTATCTGATACCACATAGCAAGTGACATCGTAGGACGGGCCATAACAACCGTATCAAGCTCGGGATAATCAAAACCAGTAGTCAGAACTCCGACATTGGCAACGACCGGGATTTCACCAGATTTGAACGCAGCAAGGATTCTTTCACGAGTAGATTTGGGAGTATCACCCGAAACAATAGCGCATCCGGGAATGGACCACGTAAGCTGTTCGGCTTCTTTCAAGAACCGGGTAAATACCAGTATTCCCTTTCGTTTACCTCCAGCTTTTGGATTCATCAGCCTTTGGACGATATGGACGAGATAACTGTAAAAGTCGATTCGTTCATATTCCTTTTGGATTGATTTATCCGTATAGTCGGCACCAGTGGTATTTACCTTCAAATTGAGTTCATTCCACCCTGAAGGATTCATCGGATAGTAATTCAACTTTGCCAAATATCCCATATCTAAGAGAGTTGATACCTGTACATGGTAAATGACCTCTGAAAAGACATGAGGCTTTGTCCGGGTGATAAATTTCAGCATGGAGCCGAAGTCACGTGAGGAAGACAATCTATAAGGAGTTGCCGTCAAGCCAAGAACCTTGCACTTCACTGCATCAAAAAAATCCTTGTACATTCCCTCTTTGGGGTTAACAAGATGGCATTCGTCCACGATGATATTCTTGAAGTGGGTGAACAGTTCAGGATGGTTCTTCACGCTACCTATGGTGGCAAATGTTATCCGGCTTATCTCCTTTGAGTTGAAAGAAGCTGAATAGATACTGCAATCAAGAATGCCGTATGAACAGAGTTTCTTAAAGTTCTGTTCGAGTATTTCCTTGCTCGGCTGAAACACCAAGGTATGTCCATCAAGTCTTGCGGCTATATCCGCTATAATAAGGCTCTTTCCCGATCCCGTAGGTAACACCATGATAGCATTTGTTTTCTTCGCCTTGTTGTTGAAGAAAGAAACGGCAGCATCAGAGGCTTTCTGTTGGTAATCACGTAGTTTAAACATGGCAGGTTATTTTATTTTTAAATCATCCAAGTAAAAATCATCGTCACCAATCTTTATCTTGTCATTATCATCAGTAATTTCAAATTTTCCCTGTTTCATCTGTTTGGCTAAAGCAGAATAATGCTTGATTAGTTGTTCATATTCAAAGTCAGTAAATTTTCGAGTTGTGTTCTTTTTCATTTCAAGAAGAAGAACTTTCTGTTCTCCATATTTGCGGATAAGCCCATTTCGGTAACCCTGCATATTCCCTTCTTGAAATCTATTGCAATATGAGCACTGAGCATTACAGTTCATTTCATCAAACCGAGTGCTCATGTGTTGTCGGTTTATATAGTGCCCATTATCTGCTTTCTCAAAAGGGAGCATTCTACCACAACTTATACACCTGAATGCTTTAAAGTCAAACTCTTTGCTGTCTCTCAATCGAATGTACATGGAGAACACCCTATCAAGTTTAGCTTTTAAGTCAACTTTCTTTTTGACTTTCAATCCAGCCTTGTCAAATAGAGGCAAGGCTTTTTCTTTCTTTGCTTTTTTCTTATATCCGAATATCATAACTTGACTATTTACCAATTAAAAGCCCCGAAGCGTATTCTCCGGGGCGGTTCAACAATTATTCCAACGAAACATACCACTAACAGAAACTTATGCAAGTCTTCGGCTTCTTTTCAGTCGTGTCACCGGCAACCATCGGCCGGACCCCGTAACATTGCATAGGCTGTATCCCTGCTTTCGTATGTCTCTCTCTCAAAGGTTTGTGGTGGCATCAGGATTCGAACCTGCATGAGTGGTGTTTTTGCGGCTTTCTGATTTTAAGTCAGTCATTCCTAAGATGTCTCGCATGTTGCCGGTTTGGTTATTAACGGTTATCATGGAATTTTTCACCTCACATCTTGATTAGCGTCTACCAATTCCGCCATACCACCGTGTTTGCCCGCCATATCTTCACAGACTGAGCAGGCAGGTTAACAAAGTTTATTTCTGTAACTTAATCAAATCGGGAATAGCTCCGTAAATTGGCGTTTTCCCATCCCATTTGTCGATAAACTGTTTATATAGGATTTCTTTAGTCAAACCCCTTGAAGTAATTAAAGCCTGTTCTGTTTTTAATTGCTCCAATTCGTTGCGTTTCTTCTGCTCTGCAATCTGCTGGTCTAATACAGATATATTGGTATTCACCTCATTACGACTATCAATCTTCTCACGCACAGCCTTTGAAAATTCAAGCTGTGCAGAAAAAGTCAGCAATTGAAGCCCTCTTTTCTCAAATTCTTTATCCACAATCTGCTCCAACCGCTTTTCAAAAAGAAGAGAACCACCGTCAGCCATTAAACTGTCTGTCTTGTGCTTACGGCTTTCTTCTTTGATTAAATCATAAATACGAGGTTCAAGTATATTATCTTCAAGGCTTTGCATAAAGCCGTCTTTTCCTGATTCTGTATCAGCTTTATCTATATGTTTGTTATCGAATACAACATCTATAGCTCTATTCTTGATAACTTTATAAGAATAAGTAGGACGTGCGTTAAATTCAGTGTTATCAGCAGCCTTCAATGTGACAGGTTCAGCAAATTCCCCTCTTTGGTCAAACAATGGAACTTGAAACAATTCAGTGCCCCATTCCCAAGTGGAAACTTTACCGGACACTACCTTAAAATCCTCTTTTCCTTGCTTCCCATAGTTCTCCATTAGAACACCGGCATAATTAGGGGCTACTCTTTCGCATGAAGCAAATACCACTAAGGTCATACAGACCAGCATTAGATTAATCAATCTTTTCATTCTTCAAATTTTTAATTAGTTTATAAACGAAATAAATCACTGTGGCTGATATTATTACCACGCCCAGCCAAGCGTTGAGGTGATTGAATATTCTGTTTCCGATAGATATTCCGACTACCAGAAACAGAATTAAATAAATGTGCTTTCTCATTGTTACACCTCAACGATTACAATGCCTGGTGCAATCTGTCTGATAGCATCCAGTTGTTCGTCAATCACCTTATTCTTGTATTCTTCAATGGCTTCATTTGCACCAGCGGACACAAGAGAAAGAGATACATCACGACCGTCCACATCAGCGTAAATCTCAACTTCTATCTCTTCGTTGGCAAAACCTTTGAAAAGAGGAATGTTTAGTTTGAAAGATTTTGGAAGGTTGGAATCAACCACCTGTGAGTAATTATCCACTTTGCTTCCGTTTTCTTCTTTACTACGCTCAATGTCTTGGTTTACCTTTGCTTTGAAGCTCTTCAAAGTAGAAACAAGCATCATGTTCTGCGACTTGTCAGTAAAGAAAGCTCGGTGCATCTTCAAAAACTGTGACAATTTGATAGGTTCCCAATTCTTATCTGTATTGATGCCGAACTCCAGCATTTCTTTTGAAGGCTGCAAAATGCCGTTGATTTCTGTCTGATAGTAGCTGGTTTCATCAATCGTCAGAGCCAGCCCCATCTTATCACGGTTTACGATAATGTTCGTCTCTTTCTGATTAATCAGTTCGACACGTTTCTCTAACCATCTGAAAGGTGCGTCTATTGTTCCATTGATAACCACTCTTTCCGGTTCTTTCGGGTCAAGTGCTACGGGTGCTTCACCTTCTCTTAACACTACTTCGATAGGTTTGCCGTTATAATCTTTCGGCACAACCAAGTTGATTTTGTTTTCGCTCATGATTCTGTTCCTGTTTTACGATTAATATTAAAAATAGTTCTTTGCATTTCCTGCGGCATGATAGGACGGGAATAAACCAGCTCACCAAGTTTGTTGTAATACCCGGCCATTTTTTCTTCATGATAGAGAATCTTCACACACTCTTCATTTTCAACATATTCAGAGCCTTTCTTTATGTTTTCAAGAAGTTCCTGTTTTTTTTCATTTAAAGGCTTTAATTCAGCCTTAAATGCTTCCATAGCTTCTTTTTTCTCTATCTCAATATCATTGATTTTGATTGAGGTTTCAGCAAGAGATTCTTTCTTTTGTGCTAATTCATCCGGTGTAAACCGATGTGTATAGCCAATCTCTTCCACTGCATCGGCATTGTCCTGTAGGAACTGCCATCTTTCCTTTTCGGGGATTTCTTGACCTAAAAATTTATCCATTATTTTTCATTTTAGAAATTAGTTCTTCTTTCATCCTCAGCATATTAGCCATGCCTTTCATTCGGGATTGAGCAGCAAGATACATCTGTTTGTATTTGCCAGCATCCTTCAAAGCACGCTCATACTTCGCTGTCTTTTCATCAGAAAATCTACCGGCACTATCACGGTTGTACATCTTGATTGGCTTTATCTCATTTCCGAATAAATCTTCCATAGCTAAATAAACTCTTTGTTACGTTCAATTTCTTGCTGGGCATAAATCAGCATTTGATGTTCATTTGCAGCTGGCAGATAGATACCTGCCACCGATGCGCTCCAATTACGGAAGCGGTCAATACTCAGGGTCATTTCACCTGTTGTCAGTTCGGCTGAACTGCGCAAGTAGATTACTTCCTTGCCCTTCTTGTTGACCGTTTTACGTTCAAATAAATCACGGTTGCAAGTCCTCTTATAGAAGTCTATTTTGGCTTCGTCAAGGCTGCAACCATACTCACTACCGAAATACCCTAAAAGAAGATGCAAATAGCTGTTTTGGGCAAGCGTGCGGTTAGGTAGTTTCTTTTTCACTTCCACCACCGCACGTTCACTAAACAGCTTGTTTACATACTCCTTGAATTTGGGTATCTGATATTCATTCTTCAAATCGAACAACATATACTAAAAAGGTAAATCGCCCTTTGCATTACCATTTGCATCAACTGGTGGCGGAAAGTTCTGCGGTTGCTGATAAGTCGGCTGTGGTGCTGGTTGTTGTACTGGTGCATTCTGTGGAGGTTGCGATACACCGCCACGCACCTCTATCTTATAACATCGAATAGACGCCATACGTTTAAATTCTCCGTCCAAGTTCGTCCACGAACGCCCTTGTAAGACAAATGATATAGTAACAACATCACCCTGATTAAAACGGTCAAGTTCTGCACACTTATCGCCCGAAAACTCTAAGGGAATAATGTTTTCATACTCGCTACGCTCACCCGTATAAGGGTCGTAAGTAGTAGCATCTAAAATAAATTCCCGTTTGGTAAATGGAGAACCACCGTTCTTGGACGGAATTTGGACGGTCTGACCGATTTCGATTATCCGTCCGGTTATTTGATTTGCCATTAATTTTCTCCTCCAAATATCTTTTTATCGGTGATTAATTCTCTGTTTTCTTCCAAGAACCGGATAAATTCCTCACAATGATTAGTAAGAATAGGTATATCACGCTCCGGATTGAACACATAAGTTTCAGTATAGGTATCTACCACATAACCGCCCTTGTTAAACTCTACAATGTTGTACTCAAATGTCCGTACATCAGAACCGTTCTGCATAAGAGCGAATGGATAAACAAGGTGTTGGTGGTGGTCTTTGAACTTTCCTACGGTGTAGCTACCGGTAGTTTTGATGTCATGAACGCTCGTAGGCATCAATTCATCAATCAGACCGTAAACCAAAACATTACCATAGACTGTTGGTAAAATCGCTTCCACCCTCTGCTGGGTTAATGCGCCTTTGAAATAATCAGCAAATTCTCGGCAAAGAGAAATGGGAAAAACAAATGTGCGGTCATTGTAAACAACCGTATAACAAGTATTATCCTTGTTGCGCTCTACATCCATACCGTTCGGCTTGCGATTTTCTATAAGAGCGTCCACCAACTCATTAAAGGCTGTGCCCTTGTCGGCCGCTTCACTGTCGAAAGGTTTACGATTGATACAGTTTATCAGTTCTTGAAACTGTTGCTCGTGAAACTCTTCGGGGGTATGGGGTGGGTTTTCTGACCACTCCCAATATTTATCCCAAATCACATCACTATTCAGATATCCCCAAAAGGCATCAAGAATCGTGGCGTAAAAGCGATATCTAGGCTGCATCTGAATAAGTTTTTGTCTCTTTATCAAATACTAACCCCAAAGAGTTTACTTTGGCGGCAAACAGGCTTCTCGCTTTCATCAGAGAACTACCAACATGTTCAAACTCATTAATATGAGAGGCGAATTCATTAGCAGACTTGGCATCAGTTATAAACTCGATACTTTCTTTGATTTCCTCTATCACCTTGTCATACTTTTCCTGCGCTTCCTTCTTAGCCGCCAGCATACTTAAATAAGAATTGATTATCTTAGTGGTGATAAAGTCGTTCTTTGCGATCGGATTGCCGTTTCTGTCAAGAATAATAGGCACTTCCATTACTGATGGCAGATTACAGGTGTTTTTACCGTCATTTCTTGAAGTCGGATCAAAGGTTATAGTACGTCTCTGTATGCCTCTCTCGCTCTTCATTTCGAGATAACCGAGTAAATCCAATTCTGTAACGATGGAATTATAAGATTTCTCACGTAAAGCAGGAATGAACACCGTATCATCACCTTCTTTTCTTGTATCACGATGGGCTACAAAAATGATATGCTTATTCAAACCTGACAATGTTCTCGTCATCCATGAAAATTCAGCATTGATACCACTCCAATCCCTGATAGACGGCTGGCGAGTTCCACATTTATAAGTAATGATAAAATCCATCATCTTACCGATAGTATCTACTACGATTGTCTGATAGGCTGACAAATCTTCTTGCAAAACCTGTTGGACATCACTCCAAGAGGCAACTTGTACAGTATCGATGTTTTCCAGGTGCGCCATGTTCATACGCTTAACACCATTATCAAAGTCTAATAACAAAGGCTTCGGAGCACTCAACGCTACTGTACTCTTTCCCATACCTGCTTGACCGTAAATCATCATCTTTACAGTGGTGGGGATTACTAATTCATTCGATTTCTTAATTAAGGACATAATCATAAAATTTAAAGGGTTATTTACTAATTTCTTTCATTTCAGCTTTCGCCAGTGGAGACAACGTATTCATATAATTACACTTGAAAGCTGCTGCATCCAGCTCAACTACATTGTATCGAACACCTGAGCGAACCTTTCCATCGGCATCCTTATACCTCTTTACAATGCCTTCTTTGACCCATTTTGCAACATTCCCCTTTCCATAAGAAATGTGGGCTTGATTTTGGGTTATAAATTTGGGCTCTTTGAACGAATCAATGCGTTCTTCCTTTCTACCTAATCCCTTAGCGTAGTCCACCAGTTTAAATAAAACTTCCTCCGGCATCTGTATTATCATAAGACCTCCTTATTCTTTCTGTTCGTTCCACTCTCGTTCTTCTTCCTTTTCTCATATCGCCTTGTTCGTGATAAAGCGAAAAAGAAAACACACATAATAGACAGCAGGCAACCACCGTACGGCTAATGGGTGAAAAGTTCATCGTTAAACTTATACCCGATATTCTCTCAAACACAAGCGTCGCAAGCTCTCTCCCGTTCCTTAATTGAAGAACCTCAAATGCTTTTTGTAGTTGGTTGTTTATCGTGCTAACCGCCCGGCATTTGAGATCAGCAATTTCTTTCTTTTCATACCCTTGTGCGTACATCCGTGCTGTAATCTCGCATTCGGGTGTTAGTTCAGTTAATACTCTTTCCATAATCGTGTAAATTAGACCACTACTTAGTCATGTTATTGACGATATACATAGAATTGGTGTACTTATTCTTCGAAATGGTATATACATTCTTACCACCCGGAGCTACAACACCTTTTTCTCTCAATTCCTTGTTTATCTCATGGGCCTCTTGCCTGTAGCCAGTTACCTCAACTTCTGATAGCGGGATAATCTTCTGTTTTCCCGGCTTTACTTTTAAAATCGTTTCTCTGATTGTTGCCATAAAACTTATTGTTTAATTAATGATTTGTGGATGGTATTAATATCCTAAAAACTACATCCTAATTCCATGTTTTCCCACACCAGATATCTTGTATGGTAGCACTTCCTACATTAAAAATATTTGCGACTTTCCTTTTGGACATATTTCCTTTCAATTTTCTTATCTCTATAACTTGTTCAACTGTTAACTTGCGTAATTTACGCTTTGCGGTGTCGCTTAATTTATTACCAATCATGTGATTGCGAGAATGCATGCTCCTATCCATGATCTCCAAGTTTTCAATCCTATTATCAGTTTTATCCCCATTAATATGGTGTACGACCTCATTAAATGATAATTTCCTTCCAATATGTGATTCCATGATGTATCTATGCAAATCATGCTTCTTGCCATTTATTTTTATTGCTTTGTATCTATTCATTTCATTAAATTATTAAGAAAGGTGTACTATTCTCACGAACGGCACACCCAGTACAAACACAAAATAAAACACGACAAACAAAACATCTAAACGTCTGCCTGTACGGTATTTCCTTGCTATCGGCCGGATAGTAGGTCGCTAAGCATACAGAGTTCAAGTTCAAAGACTACCATCCCTCAGACGTTTAATTTGTTCTTAATTCCCTGAATGCAAGTATCACAAACGAAACGCATCCAATAAAAATGATACTCATTATTGTAATAGAGAATGTTTTCATAGGACTGTAAGCAGTAATAGCCCCATATAGCATACCGATAGCACATATTGTCACCAGTATAGCTAAGATAAATTGAATTAGTTTCATAATTATGTGTATTAGTTAGTGCCTGTACCCCCATTGAAGAAAAGCTGTTATGCTTGGTAGAACTCATATTTCAAGTTCAGTACAGGCTATATGGTCGAAAACAGTACGGACGCCCAACCCGTTTTCTTACTGCTCTGGGACGATTCTTTGCGGTGTTTTCTATTAATTGTTATACATTGTACAGCTCGCAAGCTCCAACTTGCTTATGTACGTTCGTTATCTTTAGTCAACCTTGTACAGCTTATAGTATTACACCGTAAAGGTTTTCACAATCTTGTCAAAGAGCTTAATCAATAGCGCCCTACCCGATTCTCGCTATCGGTTGCCGTTCAATCCGTCAGTAGGGCTGTCGTGCGTTGCATAACCGTGTATTATGCGTATCGGCTCAAAGCTTGAACCTCACAAAGAGCATCGTAATCCATACCGCTATCTTCGCCTGAGTCAGAACCTAAAAGAATAGTTTCATAAGTCTCAATCTCTTCTTTTATCACCTCAATAATATCAGCCTTACAATCTACGTTGTAAACTCTACAAGCAGTTTCTTCGTCCATGCCCTCAACTGCTACCAAGTCCCTGCGAAGAGCATTTAAACCTTGTTCTAATTCATAAGTAGTCATAATCGTAAGTATTAAGCAATTGATAATAAATTAGCTTTTTTATAGCACCTGAACTCGCCACGCTCTGTATCATAATAAGTCTGGACGGTATCATTCTTCGCTCTCTTGTCATTGCCTGTTATGGCGGGCATCAACTTTTCATTGAGTGTACCATACGCCTCTCTTACAGAACCGTCTACTTTTTTGAAATAAAACTTGACGATCTTCTTTTTCATCTCAGCTTTCAATTTCATGTTTACCCAAGCAGACCTTAGAGCTTCAGACATTGAAAAGCCATTCTTTCTTACGAACTGCCAAGCCAATGACATTACTTCGTGTAAAAATTCTCTTGTTTTCATAATCGTGCGTTTTTAATATGTTTATACTATTGCTTATAAGAAGCAAAATTCGTTTCTTTGCAAAAGTGATTAGGTTATCACTGTTTGATGATGCAAATATACTATCTTTTTAGATACCAACAAATATATAGGTATCTTTTTAGATAATACAAAAACATTATTTAACTATTAGGGTGGTTTATACCTTAGTTATATAGAACATGGAATGGAACAGAAGAAAGTTAGAATCCTCAATAGCTGTTTTAGAGAGGTTGAGAGAGGATAAAACGATATACGATACAGAAGGAATAAAAATCGCCGGTGCATATTGGGAACCGATTAAGAGAGAAATAAAGGAACGATGTGCGTCCAATTTATCAAGAGGTGGGTTGGAAAAAATGGTGAAAAGTATGACGGGTGCATTCAAATACTGTTTCCTAACCAGATAGAACCTCTACTCGCAGAGTGCAAGGATAGGCTGGATGTGATAAAAAGAGAAGAATATGATAGAGAATTGGATAACAAAAGCAAATATGCTGCCATTAAAGCTAACAAAATAGCAAAATGGGCTATAGTAATATCAGTATTAGCTGCAACAGGATTGCCGCAATACTTATTAAAATGGCTATATAAGATACTCTTAGAGCTTGTTTGCTTATTAAATAATTGAGTTTTGTTTTATTTTCATTGAACATTTCATCAATTATTTTTCTGTCATTCTCGGGGTCTGTCAATTCAAGACCACCATCTTCTGTTTCTTGTATCATAATAATAAAGTAAAGCGACCAACTCCAAAGTTGCGGTTTGAGGTTTAGTCGCCTATATAGTCCCTTACGGGAACAGTTAAACTTATTAGTCGAAATCATCCGCAACTTGATTTTAATGCGAAGATAGTATCTTTTTAGATATTATCAAATAAAAATAGTATAGTTTATGGGAAATTCTGTAAAAGAGAGATTTTATGAGGTTATGGAAATCCTAAATTTGACCGATTATAGAGTTTATACGGACATAGAAGGAGTTACCAAAAATATGATGGTGAAATTAAGAAATGGGGAAACAAGTGAGGTATCCACAAAAATACTTATGCCATTTCTTAATACATACAAGAATGTAAATGCCAATTACATCTTTACAGGAAGAGGGAATGCTATTATTGAAGATGAAGATATAGATGGGGTTAGCCTTAATACGCCTACAACTTCAACTATCACATCTATTCCAATCACAGATAAAGATATTAAAATACTCGATATACGCGTATCTGCTGGTCATGGAATTGGTTTTGATGGAGACGAAAATAAAATATTAGGCTACGTTAATATACCAAATTTCTCTGGATGCTATGGAGTGACTGTGTATGGAGATTCGATGTATGACAAATACAGTTCTGGGGATATTGTATTTGTTAGAGAGATAAAAGATAAGAGAGAAATTGAGGGGGGGCAGTCTTATGTAGTAATTACAAATGAAGATCGGTATTTAAAAATGATCTATATTGAAGATGGAAAATTGAAGTTGGTTTCATATAACAATGCCATCAACCCTGATGGCAGAAGAAAGTATCCTGATATGCTGATAGAAGGGGAGCAAATTAAATTTTTGTATAAAGTTGTAGGAAGGTTAGAAAGAACACAAATATAATTCTACATGATTTATGTCAGTTATTGCAAGACTGGGTACTAAGCCACGTGACAATAGTGACAATAAATAGCCTTAAAATAAGCATCTGCATATTCATCTGCAGTTCGTTCAGAGAGAGGTACCATAGTAATAAAGTAAAGCGACCAACTCCAAAGTTGCGGTTTGAAGTTTAGTCGCCTATATAATCCCTTACGGGAACAGTTAAACAATTTAGTCGAAATCATCCGCAACTTGATCTCGATGCAAATATATAGTAAATTACTATATCATCAAAATAAATACAGAATGAATACTCCTGGGGTTATTAATTGTATTTTGGAAAATGAAAAAATTAAAGCTGCGACATTTGCTAATAGCATAGGAGCAAATGCCACACAAATTTACGATTTACAAAGTGGCAAGACTAAGAAAATATCTCCTTCAATGGCAGATAAAATTTTGTCTGTATATCCACACTATACAAGGACTTGGCTTCTTACCGGAGAAGGAGATATGCTTACCCAGAAAAAAGAAGCCCCAAAAACAAGTAGTGCCGACATAACAAAGAAGAATGGCTATATTACTTATTTACTCCCAATGTCAGCAATGGGAGGTTCGCTAACCGGGTTTGCAGAACCGGGTGTATTATTGCAAAATTGCGAAGCTGTTGTTTCTCCAATTGAAAATGTAGATTTCGCTATAACAGTTTATGGCGATAGTATGGCTCCTGAATATCCTTCAGGATCACGTATTCTCATCAAAAAAATAAATCCTGATTTATTTATAGACTGGGGCAAAGTATATGTATTAGATACTCCTAATGGAGTTCTAGTAAAAGAAATACATGAATCTAATAGAGAAGGTTATGTATCATGCTATTCAATTAACCCTGACCCTAAATTTAAGCCTTTTGACGTTTTAATGGATGAAGTATTTGGAATGTATAGGGTATTAATGTGTCTATCTGCAAAATAGCTTATGAAATTCAATCAATACACATGGAACCTATATAAACAGACCGCAATCGGAATAGAGATGATAAAATACTTTTCCGATGCGGGAGGGTATGCCTTATTCAGGGATTATTGTCCGCACGCTAACTTCATACCGGCAGATTTATACAACGACTGGTTGGAGAATATATATTGCTACGGTGTATCAGATTATGATTACCCCACATCATTAGAGGAAGCAAAAGATTTATACATTTCACTTATCACGTTAGGCGTAAGGGTAGGAAGGCAACAATGGCTTCCTGCTAACGACTTCAAGAATATGCTTGGGGTTATCCAGCCAATATCCTATGTCTTATCACAATTCGCACCCGAATATTTCTTCCCGTACCTATTCCTTTGCCGAATATTCGAACTGAATAAAATAGCGGACTTCTTTAACATGAACCTCCCCAATATTCCCAAAAGAACTGATTACAAAGGAAGGTGCATGTATTATTGGGACCTTTGCGAGGTGTTTTATTTGTTCAGAAAAGAAAATGGGCTATCTCCAGCAGAGTTATGGTCATTCCTATACGACTTCGCACCCAATAATCTCCCAAGCGAGAAAATAGACATGCCCAAGCCGTCACAGGTATGGTTCATTGGCGGCAGATTATACCAAGAAGATAAATCCTTAGAATCAAAATTCTGGCAGTCAAGCCCTGAAACGAAGAAAGGGGATATTCTTATTCATTACGAAACGTCCCCAATCAGTGCAATCACTTGCATAGAGACATCGCTTACGGATGGCGTAATAGCCCCTCTATTCCGATACTACGGGTGTATCCATATTGGCAATAGAATGAATATTCCTCACATTACTTTGAAAGAACTACAAGCAGATGAATACTTTTCGAAGCATCCTCTTATTAGAAAGAAATTCCAGGGAGTAAACGGATGGCCAATGAGTAGCGAGGATTATTCAGAACTCCTGCGTATGATAGAAGCTAAAGGATTCGATACAGGAACCTTGCTTAAATTATATGCCCCCACGCTACCAAAAAATGTAAATATAGTAATAGAACGGGATGTAGAACAGCAGTTGTTAGAACCGTTACTGAACTCTATGGGATGGTACGAGAATAAAGACTTCATCCGACAGCTACCGATTCATGCCGGACGTGGACATCGAATATTCCCAGACTATGCACTACATTATGATAATAAGCCAGATGAAGAAAAGGCTAAAGTTCTAATTGAAGCCAAACTCCACATGAAGAATAATCAAGATATAGAAGCTGCATTCTTACAAGCACGTTCATACGCCCAGCTTCTTGAATCTTCCGTTATCGTCTTGTGTGACAAAGTAGGCTTAATTGTATATGAAAAGAAAGACAGTTTTGACCGAGATAGATACAAGAAATATCATTGGATAGAATTTGAGAATCCCGATGTATTCAACGAATTGAAGAACAAACTAAATATTTAAGATTATGAAGAAAATTTTGTTTTTAATGGTAGCTGTATTAGTGATAACCGGATGCAGTAAAGACGAAAACAACTCTATACACGAGCCAGAGTCGCCTCCATTCGAAATAAACAGCTCAGAGATTGTTGGAAACATAAAATATGAATCATTCTTATATGAAGGCAATTATCATATAGTCGCCTATGATTTATCAAAGCAAAAGAAAATATATGAAATCAAAGAGCAGGCGGAGACATATATTGATGATCTAGGATATGGTGAAACAGTGGAGTATATTCCGCAGGGATGTTATATTTTGGGGATCGTGAAAAAAGATGATGCAGATTTTATTCTTGTTAGTTTAATCTCTAGTATGCAGTGGCATCCCAATAAGTTTATCCTCAAAATAAAGGGTGGTGAAATAGTTAAAAAGAAGTGTTTCAATAATGACCGTTTAGATGAAATAGGCAGTTTAAGCGAATATCATTTTTATCCAGAAACAGTTATTGACTGGTATGGTGATAATATTGCTTTTTATACATCTCCGAGAACGAGTGGGTATAATTTTGGAGTTATGGATATTGACTTAAACAAAGCATATTTTAAGTCGTCAAATACTACGGTAATAGACTATATCACTGCGCAAAATTACATACTTACCTCTGAAAACCGTATGGTGTCCATAAATAATAACCTAATCCAGTGTATTGACGTTTCACAATACTATCCCATTGTTTGGGAAACGGAATACACAACGGAAGACATTAAGGTAAAATCGGCCAAATATTCGTTAAGTGACGGTTACGTATTCGCAGAAGTCGATGCGGTTAACAAGGAGGGGACTAATAAAAAGTTCTATATAAAAGCCAACTGCAATTCTGGGGAAATATCCAAATAATATCCTATCCCAAATAAAAAAGACAAGTCGAAAAAATGTGTAAAATAGTGATATCGTCATAAAATTCAGCAAATAAACAAGAAGATTATGCTGATTTTTTAAACTCAGCAAGTCATTTTCTACCAAAAAACTTCAAATGGAGTGAATCATAAAAAAACAATAAATCAACTTTTATATTCAACCGATAAAAACAATCTAAACTTTTAATATACAATGAAAAAGTATTTATTCGCATTAACATTATTACTACCCCTCCTCCTTGGTGGGTGTTCCAGTGACGATCAATCAGATGACAACAACTCTCCGTTAATCGGATCTTGGATATCCATAGATGATGATGTCGAGATTTTCTATCTTGACCTCAAAAAAGACGGGACAGGGAAATGGACCGGAACCTACGCCGGAGAAGTGGAAAATGTACTAAGGCTCACTTGGAGTGCAACCGAAACCACTTACCATGTCAAATATGAAAACGGCAATTCTGAAACAAAACAGTATAGAATAGAAGGAAACCGCCTCTATTTAGGAGATGTGATATATACCAGAAAGTAAAGCCAGCCGGGGATCACTCCCCGGCTTTTTCTTCGTCCTTCTTTTTTGGATGGAACACAAAATCAATTACCTTCCGATTTGCCTTATCAATCCTGCTCCAGTCCTTTTTAACATAAGTGTCTGTGACATTATACCCAGACTTATGATTCAATGACATTGCTACATCGTCCATCGAAATACCGCAGTCGTTCCTTGCTATTGTAGCCCAAGAGTGGCGCGCAGCGTAAAGAGTTAGATCGGGAATACCTAAAGCATTCCCGATCTTTTTCAGATTAAGATTCACCTTATGCACAAATTGCTTATGGCTCGCATATCTTATAAAGAAATTAAACGCTCTATCCCCTACTGAATCCTTATATCTTTCCAAATAAGGCTCAAGCTCCGGTTCTACTTTAATGGAAATAAAAGCCCTATCATCCCGCCTGGTTCTTGTCTTCCTCCGCTCGTACTCAAATCTATTATCAACAGGGGGATTCAAATAAAACATATCAACGGTATTCATTCCAACCATAAAGAACGACATCAGAAACACATCTCTGGCAATAATGACACCTAACATATTTTCCGGTATTCGATACTCTTTTATAGCTCTTATCTGTTCATCCGTTAAAGAACGCTTTCTTGTAATCGGTTGCTTTGGAATTTTGTATTTAGCAAAGGGATTATTGGAAATGCGGATTATTCCGGCATCTTCATCGTTATATTCAAGCTTTGCCCGATTAAATAACGCTTGTATCTTCGACATATAAAGCCGAACCCCAGAATCAGAAATATTTCCAATACCACATTTTGACCGTTGACTCTTTAAATCTTCTTCGAATTTAATTAAGAGAGAAGATGTGATATCCGAGAAACATAAATTTCGATTTCCCACGAATGCCTCAAACTTGCTAATAGCAATTCGATAATTTTCCCCTATCCGCCTACCTTCTTTCAAAACCTTATCCGCATAAGCATAACCAAAGTCGAAAAAGTTAATTCCTTCAGGCTTATTAGAAAGTTTATCTTTCATCAGTTCACATAATCCTTTAGCAGAATACAAATCAATAGAGTGACCCAATTTTGAAAGTTCGGCTCTAATTTTAAGAACATCGAGCATTACTTGGTCATAAATCGGATTATTCCTTTCTTTTAGCTCAAAAGTCTTCTTGTTTATCAACTCACCTCCCACATAGTGAGTAGTCGCAATATATGAAGATTGACGTTCGTGCGTAATCCGTATCTTCACATTCCAAGTATTATCTTCTCGCCTTTGATGCTTGAGGATGATTATTTTAACTGTAGCCAT